TGTTCATCACGTCTGCGTTATCGAGAATACCACTGGTCATGTTACCCATCACGTTCCTTCCTTCGGGCGCACTTCGCCCGAGCCCTTAGACTAGAGTATTCCTAGTCAGTTGTCAAGTACTTTCTTGTCCAAGCTTTGGCTCTAGTAGAACGTCCCATCCTCGTTCATCAATCATCTGGTTGAAGTGTCGTAGGTTCTCACGAATCTTATCCCACAGAGCTTCATCATGTTGAACATCCCGCTTGCCGTGGATCATCACTGTATAGTTAGAGTCCTCCCAAGCCATCATGGAATCAATGCTTTCCAGAAGCTCGCAGAACTCCCTCATAATTGGAATGGCGATGTGAAGCAGGTTACGGGTTTGTGCGACCGACGGGAACCCTACAGAACCGAACTTCTCATGAGCGAGAGCCCATCCCTTTTCATAACCATACTCCTGGAGCATCTTGCTAAAGATGAACCTTGGAAGGTATCCCATCGCTCCGATACCCGAGAGGTAACGTTCTCCGTCTTCAATAAACGCTACAGGAGCGGAGCTATTACCCAAGACAACGAGGTTATGCGTACCTGCATCTTCCTCAGTCTTCACGATGCTAACCCATCGCTTTGCCTTCCCCTTACGAAAGCTTGTCTCAGTTAGTAATCCGCTGCGTTCAAGCTCCCACATCTCTCTGCGGAGAGTTTGAGGGTGGACACCAAACAGGTCAGCAAGTTCATAGACTGTCTTCGGAGACTTAGTGCACTCACGGAGAATATCACGTTGCCTGCGGGTGATACTCATTTGAAAGTTAACTCCTAAGGTGAATGAGGGTGCTTAGGGAGAGTGTAACATATGTTAGGCAAGGTGTCAAGCTGGATTATGGATGTTAGGGAGGGCGTTGCCCACGTTGATAAGGGCGTTCTCGCAGGTCAGGGGTTGTGCCTGCTTAACACGGTGCTTAGGCGTGCCCAACAGGTTGCTTAAGCCTGCTATCCCAAGCCTGGGCGCACACGGCCCCCTCTAAGGGGACGTGTGCAACAGGGTGCTTAACACACTCATTAACAAACGGCGACTTGGCGGGGGGTCATAATTAGTAAACAGAGGGTACCTAGACGAAACAACATGGGCCGACGAATCATAGCTACAGCGACCCAGAACACCTGAAAAAGCCCCGGACCTGTAGGGTCCGGGGCTTTGGGTGAGTAGCCTCAACCTAGGGTTACCTACAGTCCCTAGGGTGGATTCGAGGGTTGGTAGGCAGTTTCAAGTCATGCCTAGGACCTTCGTTCTACTTCTTGACCTTGGTACCGATCAAGGTACCTCGGGGAGTGCGGACCTCGATCATCTCGTTTCCGGCGAACGAATCACCGTACTTGGCCTTCACTGAAGTAACGAGATCATCGGTACCGATGATGACTTCATGCGTGGAACAGTACCGAGCGAGGTAAGGCCACGATGCCTTACCGATCACGGTCCCGTCGCACTCCCAGGTGTAGGTCATGCTTACGGCCGTCTTACCAACCTTTCCGCTCTCGTTCTCGTTGAGCGGAGAGATCAGCTTGCCGGGGAACTTCAGGTACCAATCCCCCGTCGGGACGTTCTTACCTTCGACACGCTCGGACTTCTGTGCCCGGTACTTCTCGGGAAGGTCCATCACGTTGATACCGAAGGCGTTGAACGTTCCTTCGATCATCGTCTTTGCCTTGTCGAGAGCTTCATACTCGGCGATGATGTCACGATCGTTCTCGTCATCGTCGTTGCTGACGGTGACGCTGACGTCCGCCCTCCACGATCCGATGCTCTTCTTCACATCGTCGAGAGCGGAGAACAGGAGATACGTCGTATTGACGTTCTCACGAACCGTGTCGAGGATGATGGACCGGATTTCGTCCATTGCATTCTCTGCGAGGCGCACAGCCTCGGGGTCATCGTTGCCGATAGCTTCGATGACCTTCTCTACCTTGGCTGTGCTCTTCTCACTCTTTCCGCTGTAGGTGGAGAGAGCGTCCTCATACCGTGCGAGGAAGGACGAGAGCACGTTCACGTTGTGAACGTACACCTCCGCTCGCTCCTCTTCGGTGAGCATCGGGTTGGGCCACTTCGGCTCTTCGATGCCAGTCACGTCGAACATCTTGGGTTCCTTCCTGCGAGGGTCCTTCCCTCACAAGGTCAAGTAAAGCAGGTATGACCAGGGAACACAACTTGAAAGAGGGAAGTCTGAGCATTCTTCATCGAATCGCAACAATCGTAATGAAAGATTCACTTGACAACGGGACCGAAAGTATGGTATAACCCCCTCCCCCATACTCCACAAAGTCGATCGGGTTTGTAGGAATCATTCAGCGTGGGGAAAAGATACCTTCCCTACCGGGGATTTGCCATTATACCCTTCTAGGCTATAGGGAGCGCACGCACGTCTTCTATGCGGATAGTGCGCCAGCAGTTAGAACAAGGGTGTTTCCATCGGTCGGTACGAATGTACCCGGAATTACCACAGTCGCACTCTACCAGTAGCAAGTTTACTTGCTGAGTCCATACTGCGTCTAAGAGTTTCATTCTGCGAGAACCGAAGGATACACGCCAAAAAGAAGTGCCAAGAACGAGCCAGCCAAGACAAGAACACAAAACAGAATCAAAAGCCAGCCATACTTATAGTTCATCGTTAGGAACTCCCATCCCTACGGTTAAAGCAACAGGCGGGAGTGTTCTTCCCCACACCAAGAGATACAGAGTCGCCCCTGTAGCGAGTTGGGCAAGTTCAATCTCGTTCAGGGTGTATGGCATCCACAACTTCTCTCCATCAAACTGTACTTCTGCGTCAGTACAGTTTTCCATTTCCTCAGGACATTTGTAGATGATGGTTACACCACCGAGTGCTTCTTTTTCTTTGTCTGTTAAGGGTCTAGGTTGCATCAGTAGTAATCTACTTTCTAGGATGAGAGGTACGATAGGCGGCTGTGTAGCGAGCGTTAGCTTGTTTACAGAGGGAACAACGACAACCTTCTCTTACATACATAGCTTTTGTTCCATGTTGTCTATTAGAAGCGTGTTTCTTTTTATGGCAGTCTTTACAGAGAAGTTGACATTTTTCAACCTCTTCCCAGAAAGTTTCTAAGTTATAAGATCAACCCTTTGAGATAGTAAATAGCTTAGAAGAAGGATCAATATGGTCAAACTCTAGATTCTCTAGGGAACCACACTTAATACATTTTCCTCCCAGGATATCAAGGGCTTCCCCTATACGCTCATGGTATCGTTCTAGCTCTTTAGTTGGTTTATTCATGCTCCCAGGCATGGATTCGAACCACGATCTTTGCATCCAAAGTGCAAGGTCTTGCCGTTAGACGACCTGGGAAAAACCTTACTTCTCTAGCTCTTCTGCCTGTGCTTCCACGTTTTCTACGAACTTGTCGATGAACTGCTCTTCGTTTTCGTAGCGGGTCATTCGTGGTTCGACAAATTCCTCGCCAGTTTCACTCTTGCGAAGTTCTTCATGGGCGATACTGTCCTCGATAGAGGCGATTTCTTCTCGTTCGTAGACTCTGCCGCAGGTATCACAGGTGATTTCCGTTGGGCCGTCTGCTTCGATAGGCCCTGTAGACTCAAAATTGCGGAAACCACAAGATAAACACCCGAGGGGCATGAATTCGTCAATTCTCATTGTTCTCCATATGGGCTATTTGGTAGGTCTGGATCAGAGCGTTGGTTAGGTTGTAAACCCAGGGGTCGTTGAGGTATTTTTCGAGGAATTCCGGGGTGATTTCCCAACCAAACGTGGCGAAAATTAGAGAGATTAGGTACTTCTCGTCCTCAGCCGGGTCGTGAGACGTCTTCTTCCTCCTTAGTCATAAACCCCTTCTTCATTACTTCGGGGTCGAATTGAGCTTCGGAATGGTAGACGGTTGTGGGGATGGCTCGGTCACCGTGGCGGTTATCCCAACCGTATTGCCAAGTTTCGTCAGTCAGTTGGTCAACAAGGGTGAACGGGTACTCTGTGCCACAGTCTGCACAGCGTAGATACGGTTCACGTACAGGCATTCCCACAACCGGAGCGGTTGGGTTGTACATGACTGACTTGGGGTTGTTAATTGGAGGGAGGTTGTCGGCATCCATCGCAATGCGAGGCTCTTCTAACTTGAAGGACCCGCAGGTGTAACAACCCTTCTGCTTAAACTGTTCAGGTGTCATAACCTGTCCTTAAGGAGTCTAACCTCACGCTCCAAGTACCATATTGCCTTCTCCAAGTCTTCAACTTCTTTCTCAAGCGTGCCATGCTTTCTCTTAGCCCTTGACACATACTTAACGGCGTTCCCTGTGTTGAAATTGAGGTCCCAAGCTTCAATGACCTTAATTGTCTCATAGGGGTTATGTTCTCCTCCATAATGGAGTGGATGGTTCACTAGGTCATCTTCCATTAAGGTGAAACCCTCCCATTTTCACAAAAAGCACGGTAAGTTAAGGGAAATAGTTGAGCAAACCTCTCTTCCATTTCCTCCGCCACCATTTCAATTTCTCGTTGTGGGAAGGAAGGGAACATTGAAGTCTCGTCCTTAGTCCGCAAAGAGAGGAAGGCCATGAGACTACGAGGATTACAAGTAGCAAACTGTGCTGAGTAGATGCCGACAGGGAGACACATCCTAGCGACTTCCTTGGCAATCCCCTTGGAGAGAAGGAGTTGGTAGGTTTGATAGGAGTTCTCGTAAGATTGCTGGAGGTAATCCCTAACATCAGCGAATTGTTCCTCACTACCCGGAACAAAGACATAGTGTCCAGGCTTCCCCTCTTGGACTAGGTTCCGCTCCCTGTAGGGAACATAGAACTGAGGAGGGAGTTCCTTGTACCTACCGCTCATCTCATTGTAGCTCCAACCTACACGATGGCGATGGAACTCCCTGAAAACAAAAATAGGCATCTCCATATAGAAGGTCATGGAGGCATGTTCAAAAGGAGTACCGTGGCGATTCTTCATCAAGAAGTTGATCCTACCAAAATCCTCTTCTGCTTCTAAAGCCTGAGCACCTTGAGTTGAAACCATCATTGCACGGAGAATAGAAGTATCATTCCCCATGTAATCAATGAGTTCAACCTTAACATCATTTCGAAATTCCATTACTTATTAGTCTCCTATGCTGGTACATTCAAACAGTGTCCTGGTCTACAACCAGAGGTATCCCCACAATGACAACGCCATTGAGCTTTACCCCCACTTGTACCCTGCTCGGGCGCATTGTTCAGAGGATCGGAGCTTAAGGGTGCAGGAGCATTTAGGCCATTGACCCCATCCAGAACGTTGCTGTAGCTTTTCTGCAAACGCTCTCTGTACTTCGTAAGGATGTTGATGTGGATATCCAGTTCCTCCAACACTCTTCCATGTGCCAAGAGAGAATTGAAAAGCTCCGTAGTAACCATTCCCGGTGTTGATTCCGGCGTTGTAGGTGTAGCCGGTTTCACACCCGAAGAGGGAGTACCAGATATCTCCAGTTTGAATCGGAGTAGCCGAAGTTGAATGAACTGTTCGAGTTGATCTACTTGCCAGTTGTCGAGCCAGGGCAACTCGTCGTTCTTGAATTCTGGCTTGTTCTTGTAAGAATTCATTTAACAGGAACCTTTCGTACTCCGCTAGACTTTGCCCCACTTCGTCGAACTGAGGTAATGGAACCGTCGCTGTGGAATATCTTGCCTTTCTCTCTCGAAAACTTCCTATCGACAACTCGGTTGTAGCGTCTTCCGAAGAACATGCTAAGCCGATAGTACAAAGCAAGCCTAAAGCGAGTAAACGCCGCAACCATCAATCCTCCATCTCGGGGACAGGAACAGGAACCCAAGATGGTTCCAACGTAGTACCGGGAACTGCAAGAACATCCATCTTGTAGAAGCCATGCTTTACAATATGGCCCCACTTTTCATTCGCTTTTTCAACACTATCCGCCGAGACTACTACGTCCATGAGGACGGTCGCCCGGAATTTCTGCATGGGTCTTCCCTTCAATTGACGCCAGTTCTCGGTCTACAGCCTGCCTTACGAACTGCCTTGGTGTCAATTGAAGCTTAGACGCCGCTCTTTGGATTCTGCGCTCTTGAGTTCCGAAGAATGAAATGACCATTGTACTCCTTTGGGTTGCATCTAGGCTAAGGTAGCAGAAAGTAGTCTGCTTGTCAAGGGGTATTTGACAGGGAACTGGTGGTTAGCCTACCGTGCCCGCATACCATCTATATAGGGAGGCTCCGTGCCCGATCTAGCGGCGTCCCCCGTAAGGCAAGCTCGCCAAGCCATCCACAAGACGATCGCTGAAGCCAGTGAAGCTGCGGGGGTGAATTGGCAGACTTGGTTCCTAGTTGAGCAAGGCTGTTACGAGGACATTCCAGGGAGAATGATTGACTATCTCGGGAGAGTTAACGTAGTTGTAGAGGAGTACTATGAGTACCGGAGAAACAAGCAAAGAGCTTTTGGAGAACGCTACCATCTTTCGGAGTTCTCTCTTCCCCCGGTCGATATTACTTGTTCCCCTATCTACTCACTACGAATGGTCTTCGGAATCTCTAGAGCAGACTTTGCTAAGTCCTTTGCAGTACAAGTCGCACATCTGTACAACTGTGAAAAGGGACGAGCGAGGTTTATCCCCTCCGCAGTAAGAGAAGCATTCAGGACCGGCGGCCTTCCTGTAGAGAAGGTTGATGAACTAGACGATCGACAGGAAGAGTTTTACGAATGGCACAAGAACTCACAGAACGTGAAGTAAGGATTGTTAACTTCATCGAGCAGAAGTACTACGAGACAGGGCAGATTCCCACAAATGAGATTATCTGCGCTATGCTTAATCTTCCTAGGCAGGTTCCAATTAATGCCTGGAAGAAGGAGCTATTTCGTAAGTCTTTAACTGCTCGGGGAATTAGTCTTGATACGAATAAGGACAATCCTGGGATTCTGACGCAGGAGCAGCTGCTGGTTGCTAACATTATCCTGAATATTCACGATAAGACAACCATTCGTAAGAAGCTGGAGACTGTCTCTACCGCTCTTGGTAAGAAGATCACTGTCCAGACCTATAATGGATGGCTACAGCAGCCTGCGTTCCAGAACTACATTCGGACCCGTATCGAAAAGGAGTTCGGGAACACAGATACGGCTGCGAAGATGGCTCATATCCGTGCTATTCACGACGGGGATATGAACGCTGTCAAGCTCTACTACGAAATGACGGGTCTGTATAATCCCAGGCTCCAAGTCGATGTAAATATCGAAGCTGTCATTATGAATGTGATTGAGATTATTTCTCGTCACGTTCAAGACCCTGCTACACTGGAAGCGATCGCAGGAGACATTGAGAGGCTCGATATGGGCAAACCATCGGCTCCGAGAGCATTAGAGGCCATGAGTGCTATTTCAATCTGAATGGAGCAAGTAATGACTTCATTATCCATTTCTGATCTTCGTCGGGCTTTCTTTGGGGACCCTGAGGATGAAGCTGAGTACCTCCAAGCAGCGTATGACAATAATCTCGATATTGGGGCTGCTTTAGCTTTAGCGGGTGATCGTCTGACTACGGGAGTGGAGGTCACACAGCGGGATCGGTTTAGTACCACTATCACTCCTTCATCGGGCACTCTGCGGCTTACCTTCTTTACTTCCTCCAAGACGTTAGACGTTGCCTCTCTTCGTACTTTGACGAGGGGTACTGCTGGGGCTTCCCTCACAGTTGCGAAGCAGGCGCTCTTTAGCGTGGATGAGAATGATGATAGCACGCTTATGGCGGCTACTGCTAATAGTTTAGCTGCTTTTACTGCTAATACTAGAGTAACGCAGGCACTTACTGCATCTAAGAGGGTTGTGCGAGGTAGGCGGTACGCTCATGCTGTGTTGTTCGTGGGTACAACCCCTCCGAACATCATTGGTACCGTTGTAACAGCGGGCTCTGCTTTCACGGCAGAATGCGGAGAGCCCCCTCGATATGCAGGAACCCTTGCTGGACAGTCCGATATCCCTTCCTCGGTTACTGCTGCTTCCCTTACTAACTCAGCTCAGCGTCATTATGGAGCGTTGATCCCCTAATGCCCGCAATCACCGATCAGGATGGCAATGTAGCTCAAGTAACTCCCGATGGCGCTCTTGTTGTTACCGGGAGTGGGGTTGCTGCGCCCCCTGTTGAATTAAAGATTGTAGATGGAGTTGATACTGCTAAGAAGGCTGAGGTTGACGCTTCAAAGCGGGTTAGAGTTTACGACGTTCCTGTAGAGACAGCGGTTACAGGAGTTAGCACCAAGCTAGATGAGTTGGATGACCAACTTGCTTTCTTACGAGTCTTAAAGTTTGAGCCTCTTGTGGGGGAGGAAATCCGTCGGGATGAGACTCTTACTGACGATTATCACGGTGTGGCTCCTGACGGCTCTCTTACTAGCGCCGCTGTGTGGTCGGTGGCTCGCTTTTATAAGACGGCGGGACTCATTACGAGAGTCCGTTACCGCACGGGAGTCGTGTGGGATAACAGGGCAGTCGGATGGTGATTTGTTTAACGTGTAAGGTCAGTAAAAAATCAGAGGATTTCTATTGTCATCCTAAAACTGGTTATAGAGAGAAGCATTGTAGAGATTGCCGTAAAGAGGCACGTTTGCAATGGAGAAGAGATAATCTAGTTCGTTCTGAACAAGTTAGGGTTTTGTCTCGTTATGGGTTAACTCCAGAAGAGGTAGAGGATCTTTTTGAAGATTTTGGGTATATGTGTGGTATTTGCGGTTGTAAGGGTAGACTCGTTATAGATCATTGTCATAAAACTAATAAAGTTAGAGGAGTCCTTTGTCACAGATGTAACGTATCCATTGGAGCTTTAGGGGATAGTGTTGAAGGCTTAGAAAAAGCTATTTCTTACCTTAAGGCGGGCTGGTAATGGCAGTAGTTCCTCAGGAAGCCGAGCTTTGGCACGAGAACGCAACAAATACCGGCCGAAGGATTTACCGGGCAACAAGTGATGCTCAGGACTATGCTGCTGGTGCGTTAGTTACCATCACGCTGAATGAGAGCGTCGATGGTGTTACCCCTCCCGGTACAGCGAACATCAAGCGAGTTCGTCTTTATAGGGATGATGGTGTTCTCATTCGGGAGTATAACCAGGATGCTGGTTTTTCGGGTACCATTCAGCTCTATTTAACTGATACCGGTCTCGTTGGGGGTTCGCCTCGTTGCGGTACGGTAGAGATTGCAATCTACATCGAGGTAACTGGTCTTGGTTCCGGTCAGTCTGAGACAGATGGTTCTCCTGACACACTGAATACATCCACACTGGATCGTGGATGGATTCGAGCCAACACTACATTAGTAGAGGCTGTCAGTAATGTGGCTCTAGGTGGAGCGAAGAGTGAGCCCGCTGAGTTTGACGAGTCTCTTTATGTCAGACTTACGTGTGGGGCAATCAGTTATGTTGCCCGAGCCCTTGCTGTAGCTTCAAGCACAGGTGGGGTATCTGGGAACACCAACTCCACTACTGCTGTCCAGAGGGACGCAACCTTTGCTAATGTAGTGGACGATAGGTTTGCTGCTGCCCTCTCTACAATTGGGTGGACAATCACAGTTCCGAATGCCTCACTAACGGGTCTACCTGACTGGACGCATACAACTACTACGGATGATGATATTGACGTTGATCCTCGGATTGATGTTCAGTGGCATCTGCAAAAGGATCAAGCTTCTTTCGACACAAGCTACCATGACGCAACCTTCAATATGCTTGCATCTGAGGTTGGGCAGGTAGCAGCCAAATTCAAGAAGCGGAGGACGGCGGGTGGTATCAATGGACTCTCAATTAGTCTGGTGGCTGACCCTACTGCTCCTGGCTCTAATTCCACCAATAGTAGTACTACTTCTACCCGAGATTCCGAAGCAGGTTGGTCAGACCTTGTTGACGTGGCTCCGACGGGTAAGCCAGGAGGAGTATGGACCGTTACTGCTGATGTTACTGCCCCTTCTGATGCTGACCTTGATACTTTGCTTGTCGGCGCTTCTCAGGTGGTTACTGTTCTAGCTCCAAATCCCTCTTATGCCGTGCTCTGTGGGGCAGGATCGGGAACTGATCTTCGACACTTTATCCAAGGAGATGATTTCGTTGTTGGTGGCGGTTTGGTTAACGGAGTTACTGGACAACTTCTTACTCCTGGTGGATCGCCTACTGTCATCATTGCTAGGCAGACCTCTGCTGGAAAAGTAGAATACCTCGACGCTACATATGCTTGGAATGAAGTTGTAGCAAGTGAGGCAGCATACAAGCATCCCCTGGTAACAGCGGACAATTACATCGTTGGAGCAGACACTAGGGTCTATTTACTGACTCTAGTGGCAGCATTGGGGATCACTTGGGGGGATAAGTCTGTCTCTTGCATCTTGGAGTTTGAAGATGCCAATGGAACGCCCTATTTAGGGCAAACAGGTACCTTTATGTCTGGAGGAAACAATAGGCACAATGGGTATGCCTTCGATCCGATCGGACTCTTTAAGTAAGGAGATTTATATGGCGAAGCCTTCTAAGGCGGCTATTACTCGTCGTCTTAAGAAGAAGGGTAAAGATGCCTCAGAGCGTAAGCCGAAGCGTGATGCTGTGAAGGGCAATAAGAAGGGGTACCCCGGTCTTAGGGAATCGTAATGCCTGCTAAGAAGCCTCAGATTACAACCTCAGAACTCCTTAAGAAGCTCTCTCAGGGAGTTCGTTCGGCTGCAACAAAGCCGAACATCTGGGGCTATAAGCCTCATGGGAAGCAGTTGGAGTTCCATACTTCTCCTGCTCAGACTCGACTATTCCTTGGTGGTAACCGATCTGGTAAGACTACAGGTGGTGCCACAGAAATGGTCTGGTGGCTCATGGGCAACCATCCATATCGACATACTCCAAGGCCCCCTGTAGCTATGAGGGCAATTGCGGTTGACTTCATGGACGGCGTGGAGAAGATCATTAAGCCTGAAATCGCTAGATGGCTTCCTCCGAGTGCCTTGAAGAATGGCTCATGGATGGACTCGTATGATAACTATACGAGGACACTGACTCTTGAAAATGACTCCTTCCTAGAGTTCCTCTCCTACGAACAGGATATTGAGAAACACGCTGGTACTTCTCGACACGGTATCTGGTTTGACGAGGAACCCCCTCAGCCTATCTATGAAGAGAACCTGCTTCGTCTTCTGGATACAATGGGGGATATGTGGATGACCATGACTCCCCTGTTCGGAATGAATTGGGTGTATGATGGCCTCTACTTAGCCGCAAGGACCAACCCTAAAATCTACGTCATTGAAGTAGATATGGCTCACAACCCTCACCTGAATCAAGGTGAGATTCAATCGTTCTTAGCTACACTGGACGATGACGCAAGGGAAGCACGCCAACATGGTCGTTTCGTGGCACTCGGCGGTCTTATCTACAAGGAGTTCGGAGATAAGAATATCATTGATCCGATCATTCCCCCGAAAGAATGGCTGCATTTCACTTCGATGGATCATGGCCTAAACAATCCAACCGCATGGCTTTGGATTGCTGTAGGCCCCGATGGGGAGATGATTGTCTATGATGAGCATTACGAGGCACAACAACTCGTTGGTTATCACGCTCAGATGGTTCTCGAAAGAGAGCGTAGGCGGGATAGCCCTGTGGCGTATAGAATTGGTGATCCTTCGATTGTCGCTCGCAACCCTATTACTGGGACAAGCGTTCAGCTTGAGTACGGAGATTATGGCCTTATTATTGCTCCTGGGAACAACGACGTTGCTGGAGGCATTAATAGGGTTGCACGGTATCTTGCAGGAGTGGAAGGACGGCCCAAGCTCTACATCACACGGAATTGTGTAAACCTCATTGAAGAAATGTCCCGGTACCGTTGGGGCTCTTGGGCAACAAAGAAGATGGGGTACGATCGAAACAAGAAGGAGGAACCTCATAAGAAGAATGACCATGCTTGTGACGCTTTGAGGTATGCAGTTGCAAGTCGGCCCCTCTTTGATGATGGTTCGGGTATCCCTGAAATAAACCCTCGGGAGTATGCAGCCCATTCTGTAGCTGTGATCCCTGAGCAACCCACATACGATACCCTTGACAGAGTAGGTAGCAGTAGTACACAATGGCGTGATCCCGTACTCGGTAGCGAGTGGTGACTAGGAGGCTAATCTAAAATGGCATTTGAGGTTCGTGTTAATGGGGAGAAGGTTTGGGGTACGGAGGACCGTGTGGTCCGTATCTCAGGTCAGAGTGCTCGTGGTGAAATGTTTGCTGCGGGTATCGCTCCTACTGACGGTGTGGTTGATCTTTTCGTTGAGTATGGGGTTAGTGCAGGTGCTCCCCGTCTTGATGAGATTGAGGAGGCTAAGCAGGCTTTTATTCGTGAGGTTCCCGAGGGAACTCTTACGGGTAATGCTCCTTACGAGCCTGCTGAGGATGCAAACAAGCCGGGTCAGACTTCTGAGGACCTGAGTGTCTCTACTTCTACGGAAGTTGAAGCTGAGGTTGAGGAAGAGGTTGAGGAAGAGGATAAGGGCTTTAGCCTGACGTAATGAAGAAGATCGAGTTATGTAGTGCTCTTCCCGGTTGCTGTTGGGCATGTGGCAGCAGTAACCGGGAATGGTACATTGACACAGAGCGAAGCATCGACTACTACGGTGCTGTTTACTTCTGCAATAAGTGCATCGAAGAGTGGGCAACTATTGCAGGCATGACAAGTGTTGATCAGACGATCCAACTTGAATCCAAGATCGAGCATCAAGAAAACGTGATCTTCGATCTTACTGTTCAAGTCTCAGGTTTGGAGCAAGCAGTTGATGGGTTACGTACTGCTGGGAGCATTTCTCGGGTTAATCCCCTCCATCCTTCTGTTCAGCCTTCTTCGGAACCAGCAGGACCAGTTCCAACGGGAGAAGAATCAGTGGGATTTGAAGGAGGAACGACTCCTGAATCGAGCAATGACGAAGGAGTGGGAGAGCTACACTCAACTGAGCCATCAACTTCTCGCTCAGACTTTACCCTCAACATCTGAGCCTTACATGGGCATGAACGATGAAGAGGAACTTCGTCGTTACGGTCAACAGCCTGTAGGGGAAACCCTGTTCGACTACAAGGATGAATTAGAGGAACTCGGTCTGTGACAGACACCGCAGAACCCTCTGTCTTTAATAGCTATCTGCTCCCTGGGAATGATGACCTTGAACTCCTGTCTTACTTAGACGGGAAGTACAAGGGGTGCCGACAGGATCGTGTTCAGTTTGAGCGTCAGTGGCTGCTCAATCTGGCCTTCTATTTCGGTCGTCAGAATGTCCAGTGGGTAGGTACAGGGACAGGGGTGCTTAATGGGTATGATAGACTCATTGAGCCTCCTGTCCCTCCGTGGCGTGTCCGACTTGTTATCAACAAGATTCGGGTAATTGTCCGTACAGAGCTTTCCAAGCTTTGTAAGGAGAATCCTAGGGCTTTCGTAGTTCCTGCCTCTACTGAGGATAAGGACTTAGCTGCTGCTCGGGCTGGTGAAGCTATCTATGAGTACCTTCATCGGACCCTAGAGCTTAAGAAGATCGTTCGTCGTGCTGAATTCTGGTCCGTTATCTGTGGTAACGGTTTCATCAAGGATTGGTACGATCCCTCCCAGGCAGACGAGAATGGTCAGCCGGGCAAGATTTTTGTTGAACCTATCTCTCCCTTCCATCTTTATGTTCCTGACGTGGAAGAGGAAGAGATTGAGAAGCAGCCGTTCGTGATTCATGAATTGGGGAAGGACCCCGAATGGGTCAAGGAGAAGTACGGTAAGGAAGTCCAAGCAGATTCAGGTGCCGCCCCTGTAGATATGCGGTTCCTGCAATCGCTTGGGATTTCCAAGAAGAAGGCGAACTATGTCTCAGTCAAGGAAATCTGGATCAAGCCTAATGGCAAGTTCCCCAAGGGGCTTGTCTGTTCGTGGGCAGGAGAGCAGATTCTCGCCAAGTTTGAGGGTTGGCCTTTTTCTCATGGTCAGTTTCCTTTTACGAAGTTGGATGCTATCCCCACAGGACGTTTCTACTCTGATTCAGTTGTAACGGATCTTATTCCTCTACAGAAGGAGTACAACCGTACTCGGAGTCAGATTGTTGAGGCTAAGAATCGCATGGCGAAGCCTCAGTTAATTGCTCCTCGTGGTTCGATTGATCCGAACAAGGTTACCTCTGAGCCTGGTCTTATCATTTCCTACACCCCTGGCTTCGCAGAGCCAAAGCCGCTCCCTCTTCAGAATCTCCCTTCGTATGTGATTCAAGAGGTTGAGCGAATCCAGATGGATATGAGTGACCTCAGTTCTCAGCATGAAGTTACAAAGGGTCAGACCCCTCCTGGTGTTTCTGCTGCAACTGCTATCTCTTATCTTCAAGAGGCTGATGATTCCAAGCTCAAGTATGCTGTGGATTCTCTTGAGGAAGGGATTGAGAAGATTGGCCGTCATCTTCTCAGTCACGTCCGAGATTTTTGGGTTGCAGAGAGGACCATTCAAGTTATTGGTAGTAATGGTGCTTGGGAAGCTCACGAGTTCTCTAACAGCAATATTGCTGGTAACACTGATTTAAGAATTGAAGCTGGTTCGGCTCAACCCACTTCCCGTTCAGGGAAGCAAGCTTTCATCATGGAGCTTGGTAAGATGGGCTGGATTCCTCCGGCTAGGGCACTTAAGTACCTTGAAATGTCTGAGACTGGTAGGCTGTATGAGGAAATGCAGCTTGATACACGTCATGCTCAGCGTGAGAATCTTAAGATGCTTGCTGGTGAGGAAGTTCTTGTTAATGACTACGATAATCACGAAGCTCACATGATGGAGCATAACAACTTCTGTAAGACTCAGGAGTTTGAGAATGCTCCAGATGAAGTTAAGCAGATCATGCTTCAACATCGTACTGTGCATCGTCAGCAACTTGCACAAATGATGGGTGGGATGATTAGCCCTGGTGCTCCGCTTCCTGGCGGTGATCCACGTCAGGGAGGTACGATGCCGGGACAAGGACAACAACCCATGGCTTTAGGGCCTGGTGGAGAGGGAAATGGACCCCAAGCTTAAGAAGTTCCTCGATGGCTTAAAGGCCAAGGGCCTTAACGACAAGCAGATTAGTAGGCTTGCCTCTCTTCAAGGTGACAAGAAGAAGTGGGGGTCTACTCTTAAGAAGCAGATTAATACTGTCGGTAGACAAGCTGCTGCTTCTCAGGGAGCTTTAACCCGCCGGATTGAGCGTGGTAATCCTGGCTACAGGAGTAACGCTCGTAAGCCTGGACGGGGTGGAGTCAACATCAAGAATCAGATTGGTGATCGTCTGTCTCGGAATAATCCGAACTCGATTCCCAACGAGATTGCTAATGATGTTGACAAGGTAGGTCGAGGAATTAAGCGAGGGGCTGACGCTGTGTTTGGTGCTGGTCCTACTCGTAAGCCTGGTGAAAGTCAGGCTGCAAATCGTAAAAGGGCTGAGGCAATTCGTCGTCGTCAAGAACGTCGGAAGCGTCAGAACTCTTCACCCAGGGCTTTTGTTCCCGGAGCAGGAGGTAACTAATGGCTGATCTTCAAGTTGGTAACGCACACGGACTCCCGGCTGTAGGTGGTACTCAGCGGGGTTTACTCGCTACAGTTACCGCTGATGGTGCTAATACGGTTACCGTTGACAGTGTGCGTAAGCTCTATGCTGGTCTTGTGATTGACATTGTTCACAAGACTACCGGGGCTGTCTTAGCTTCGGCTCGTACTATCACGAACATCACTAGTGCTGGTGTTGTTACCTATGATGGTGCTGATGCCGCAGCTACTACCTCTCATGGTATCTACCCGACTGGTGTTCTTCCCTCTTCGGGTCCGAACAAGTCGAATGTGAATGGTGGGTTCTCAGATCAAGCTGGTTTTGATATTGATGACCTTGATACCATCGCTTCCATGAGGGCACGCCTTACTGCCATCAATGGTTCGATCTATACTGCTGCTCGTCTTAACCAGATGACTTACAACGATATGGTGTACGCCATTCGTCAAAACGACTTCGCAACGAGCATCAAGGCGTAATGGCTCGCTGGCAAGGTAAGATCGGACAACCTCAAAGGTGGAAGGGTCTTACTTTGCGTCGTCCCGGTGAAGATCGCCGGGCTGTAGTCGCTGGTGTACTCGCTGGTAAGATTTCCAAAGAACAAGCGAAGTACAGACAAGCAATGGACGAAGCAGAGAATAAGAAGTCCTGTTCAGAGTGCCAGAATTATGAGGTCGCTGGACAGATGAACTCTAGCTGTGTCAGGGTAGCAGGCATCGTTCAAGCGGACGATATCTGTGATCTATGGGTACAACGCATCGGGTCAGGGGCAGGGCCACAACCCGAGGAAAGAAGTGCAAATGTTTGATGGACAGGGCCTCTTAGCCCAAACTCTTAACCATTGGAACGAACAGGGTTGGGATACTGACTCTCTTCGTTCTTTCCGTATGGAAATGAATGGTGGAGATTTAGGTGGTGGGGGTACAGCCGGAGGTAATACGGGTGGGGAAAGTGGAGGTAGTCCCGGCGGAGGACAACCCTCACAGGGTGGGGGAGGTCTTTCCGATTTCGGTAATCCTTTCCTGAATGAAGTTGATCCCGCCCATAAGGCTATCGTTGAGCCTTATCTTAAGAAGTGGGACAGCAATGTCACGCAGAAGTTCCAAGAGTTACACACAAAGTACGATCCGTATGAGCAGCTAGGGGACATTGAAACTCTGCAACAGGCAGTTTTCATTTCACAGCTGCTTGAGAACAATCCTCAGGAGCTTTTCAATTTCTTAGCTCAGGAGCTTGGTCAACAGGTCGGAAATGTGCAGGGGCCTGGACAGCAGCAACAGCAGCAGGGCGAGTTTGAAGTACCGGAAGAGTTTGGTGATCTTCCTCCCGCTTTTGTTCAGAAGTTCCAACAGCAGCAACAAGCACTCGAAGCTATTGCTGAGCTTATGCTCGGTCAACAGCAAAGTGCTCAGGAGCAAGCTGAGGATGCTGAACTGGATCAACTCATGACTTCCCTGTCGGAGAAGTATGGTGAGTTTGATGAAGAGTATGTGCTGGCTAAGATGATGGCTGGCATGGACCCCGATAAGGCGGTTCAGGCTTATCACAACGCAGTTCAGCAGGCTCTTAATAAGCGTGGTGGTGGAGGTCAGCAGTTCCCGGTTCTTGGAGGCGGTGGGGTTACTCCACAGCAGAACTCCAAGACTGTCACGGATCTTACCCGTGGTCAGACTAAGGACTTGGTTCAGCAAATTTTGGCCGCAAGTCAACAATCCTAAGTCCAGGAGGAAGAAGTGCCTGCAACCCTTACGACGGTCGATAGTCTCCTTAAGGAGATTTATGGGCCTCGTGTTGAGAACCAGTTACAGTCCGAGACTGTAGCTCTGACCCGAATCGAGCGTACTTCTGACGGTGTTGTTGAAACCGTTGGTGGTAAGTACGTCGATTTCCCGATCCGTGTCGGCCGAAACTCTGGTATCGGTTACCGTAATGAGTCCGAGGCTAATCCTACTGCTGGTCAGCAGGGTTATGCTGAGGTTCACGTTGGTCTTAAGAAGGGGCTTGGTGTTGCCCGCTTCACCAACGAGGTCATGCAGCTTGCGGAGAAGAACTACCAAGCCTTCGCATCCAGCATGGACAATGAAATGGAGTACCTCAAGGATGACTTGAGCAAGGACTCCAACCGTGTTGTGTACGGTGATTCCACTGGCCTTATGGCTATGATCACCGATACAGCGGTTTCGACTTCCCACACCGTTGATAACGCTCAATATCTCAACATTGGTGATCGTGTTGACATTCTGACCGCTTCCAACGGTGCTACTGTTCAGCTGAACATTCTTATCACTGATATCAACGGTCTGACTGTCACCTTTGACACTTCGTTCACTGGTGCTACTACTGCTGGTATCTTCCGTCAGGGTAACTACGGTCGTGAGCCGAGTGGTCTTGGCACTATCGTTAGTGCTACTACCACGCTGTTCGGTCTTGCACCGGCTTCTCAGCGTAAGTGGGCTGCGGTTATCGATGCCCCTGGTGCTGATCGGGCTCTCTCTGAGGGTCTTATGATTACCATGTGTGATAACGTCCGAATCAATGGTGGTAAGACCTCGGTTATTCTTACCTCCCTCGGCGTTCGTCGTGCTTACTTCAACCTGCTTACTCAGCAGCGGCGTTACACGGACACCAAGCAGTTTGCTGGTGGCTTCCAGGGTCTTGCTTTCAACTACGGTTCTGAGATTCCCGTTGTTGAGGACCCCGATGCTCCGCCGAAGACGATGTGGGGTCTTGATGAGGACAAGTTCAAGGTCTATCGGAACAAGCCGTGGCATTGGGCCGATGAGGATGGTAACGTCCTTAAGTGGATTGCTGGCTACGATGTTTTCGAGTGCTACATGAGGCAATACTGGCAAATTGGGCTGACTCAAAGAAATGCTCAATGGAAGGCCGCTAATATCACGGAGGGGTGAAATGTTAATAAGCGAGTCGTTTCAAACAAATCGAGAGAAATATGCTTGGGCGGCTGGCTTATTCAATGGGGAGGGCTCTACATACTTAAAGATTGCAAATAAGAAAGATCCATATATTGCAATCTCCATCGGACAGAAGAATAGGGAAGTTCTAGATATCTTCCACGAAATCTTTGAGTTCGTTGGTACGGTTAGTAATCCAGATAAGTTTGATTGCCACCGTTTTAGGTGTAGTGGGGCTAAAGCAGAAGAGATCTTAGAAAAGATGGCTCCTTGGCTGTCAATTGAAAAGGCAAGCCAATATGAACAGGTCAGGGCAAGAATGCGGATTTTCAGGCTAGAGCATTATGCTTCTGTTCTAGGTACTTCTTTAGATAAGATTTCAGTAGGCTAGTTCGTAACCATACGGCTGATTAGGCCCCTTCCCTTGCCGTGAGGGGAGGGGCCTTTTCAGGTTAAGGAGAAAAATGAGTGAATTAACAAGGGAAGAAGTCGCAAGGCTCAAGTTGATCGAAGTGAATGGTCAACTTGTTGAACGTGACGCCCTGCACATCGCAGAGAAAATCCATGAGTATGATCCGAACCTGTACCTACAGTACCTAGAAGATGCTGTAAGGGTGAACGATCCTCCATTCCGTGTAATGGAAATTTGCAGGGATGGTATCCATCGGGTAGCCTTTACCGCATGGAGTCTAGACGACAGGCTCTTAGAGCGTATCCACAATGCGGATACCAACCGGACTAACCCCTCTTTAAATATGCTGAGCGCCAACGAGAAGATTCGTGAGGCAGCTAGGACTCGGTACAAGGAACAACTCCTTGAAGCCAATGATATCACACAGCATGTGATTAAGTCTCCAAAGCAGAGTTACACCTACAAGGACCCGGATACGGGTAAGATCACCAAGTTTGAGTGAGGTCAAATGCCCATCGCAGGTTCTGATATCCTCTTAAAGTTCTCTGTTAAGACAGGGGCTGCTGGTAACTCCCAAGCTGGTACCGCTGCGGGCTCTCTTGGTAAGTACATCAGCACTACTCAGATCACAGACGCTTCGCTGAACAACCTCTTTGATGACGTTGGTGGCGATGAGAATGCTGCCAGTGATGATGAGTACCGTTGTATCTTCATCCATAACAATCATGGCTCCATCACCTTCCAAAATGTGAAGGTCTATCTTCTCTCAGAGGTATCTGGTGGGGCTGTTCTTGCTATCGGCGTGGATACTACTGCTGCCTCTGCTGTTGGTGCTGCTCCTGCTCAGGCACTTGAAGTTGCTGATGAAGATACTATCCCTACTGGTGTCACTTTCAGTTCTCCTACTACTTTGGGAACAGCCGTTGCTGTAGGGAATCTTGCTCCTGGGGAATGTCGAGCGATTTGGGTTCGTCGTACTGCCGCTAATACTTCCCCTGTTACAAACGATGGTGGGGTGCTCCGAATTGCTGGCGAGTCTCTCTAAGTTCATTCTAGGGGAGGTACATACTCGTCCTCCCCGAGAACGTACTATCAAGGAATGGCGCAAGAACTGGTGGCGCTATCCTGGGAAGTACGTAGAGTCTCCGAAGCTGTGGCCTCCTGGGGATGAGGGAATGCTCATGCGTTCTTGGTTCATCTTTGGAATTCCGCCTGGTTGGAAGCTCTTAATTAACTGCCACGATTCAGTCGATCCTCTGCCTCATTGCCATGCTCACAGTGGGAGGTTCCTCTCCTTAGTTCTGTGGGGTGGGTACATTGATGAGAGGATTGATGGGCGTACTGGTGAGCGTACCTTCCAGTGGCACAAGCCGTGGTCGTTTAACTGGATTCCTGAGAACATCTATCATCGAATCCATCACATGCCTAGAGGTAAGGCTTACACTCTGTGTCTGATCTTCCCCAATATTCAGGAGCACGGTTGGTACTCCCAGGGGGGCTACACTTCAATGGGGAGGTACTTCCATGAAGGGAGACACCTTGCTGCCTCTGAATGAGGGGTGGGGCCTCTTAGATGGCCTCGTTTCGGAGGCTGAGAGGAACTATGAACGGCTTACTTCCTTCTGGAAGCACACGCCTCCTGTAGGAGAGGTTCGTAGACCAGTAATCATTGCTGGACCCTACAGGACAGGAACAACTTACTTACATCACTTCTTGTCTGAGGTCTTCAACTTTAGGACTCTTAAGGGATGGGAGTCTACCATCCCTACAGAGGGTGATCCTGAGAAGTTGATTAAGGATGCTCAGGCAGGGATTGATGTTCTCTATGAGTTGCAGCCTGATCTTAAGGAAATGCATGAAGAGGGGGCACTCCTTCCTGCCGAGTGTGTAAGAGCAATGGCAATGACGGGGATTACAGGGCTCTGGCCTGCAATTGCCCCTTGTCCTGTGTACAGGGAGTTCCTCTTTGAGACAGATGCTACAGGAGCGTATCAATTCTATGATCGCTGCCTTAGAACGCTTGATCCACAAGCTAACTGGCTATTGAAGTCCCCAATGCATTCTCTCTTCTTAGATGAGATTGCAGAGGTATGGCCCGATGCCTTAGTTGTTCGGATCAATCGACAGTCTAGTGAAGCGGCTGTTTCTGCTATTCGCTTCTTTGCTGCTCTTCGATCCCTCTCTAAGCCGGGGAACCATCATTACGAGGTAGCTCAGTGGATTGAGGGGTATCTCAAAGAACATTCAAGTCGGGTGGATCGTTCCCCACTTGAAGTAATCGAAATCAGCACATACGAGCTTCGACAGAAGCCTCTTCTTGTGGCTGCTAAGATCGGAAGGAGTCTTAATGCCCGTGTTTACTCACACTGAGGTAACTCAGGCTACTCCTGAGCTTATTGACTCCATCTTTGAGTTCGGTAAGGAGTGTATCATCCCCGAGGCTCTTGAGTCTCAGATGTTCCCTTACCCTGAGAAGGCTTCAATCCAGCGTCAGTTCGATGATGGGAACAGGGTTCTTTTCATCTACGCTGATGGGGTAGATTTAAGGGTCGTTGTCGCTTTTGACAGCGAGGGAGTAATCCGTTTCTGTGTCTCTAAGCCTTGGTTGACCCCTGCTGAAATTGAAGCAGGCAACATTCACCCGAATGGCCGAGCACAGTCCAAGTATTACTATGATTTCATCAAGGCTGAGTGTGGGCAGGTAAAGAGCTTTAATACCTCCCCTCATCCCAGTGTCAAGAGCCTGTATGAAGAGTCGGGTGTCATCGTAATTAAGCCGGGGGCTTGATGAAAGCTGATCTTGCACGTCGTAGGAAGACAGGTCCTGGTATGGAGCAGTTGACGATCGTTGTCACTGACCATGCGGGAAAGGCTGACACCCTCCGTGTTGATCTCGTTTACGTTCCCAGGTTCCACATTACTAACCCATTAGGGTTTATGATGGACGTGGACGGAAAGTGGCATCGTCCCTTCCAAATGGTAGACGGGAAGTGGGAACCTTTTGTAGACCCCAATATTCAGTGGAAGCTCCGTGATCCTACGGATGACGAGATTATGGCTCTCGGCGAAGTCCATCAGAAGCTTAAGCCATTCAGGCATCGTGATTTAGTGAGTCAGTGTAACTTCACGGAGATTGAAGACCTTGAGCATAAGGTCCATATCTTCCTCACTGAGCCTCCTAGGGTGGACCCCATCACCAAGATGGTTCATTTCAGAATCAAGGCTTACGATACTGATACTGGCGAGCCTCTTTGGGTGGACGACGGAAACTGGCTCTTTGATAACCCTCCCTCCAAGCTTGATGGTCTTGAGGACCCTGTAGGACGTATCAAGAAAGAGCTTGCTAGGCGAGTACGTCAGGAGCAACCCTAATGGCTGTTGCTACTATCTACTCCACCCGTGATGTTCGATCCCAAAAGGATGGGTTTTCCGCTGTTCCCGATAGTGGGTCATTAGTTGATGGGGGTAGCTCTACCTTAACTTTTGGATACACATCTAGCTGCTCTGGAACCAATAGCCATCATGCCTGTTTTTATGGTGACTTCTCCTCCATTGTCGGGCACACAGTTTCTGCCTGTACTTTCTATCTGTATGTTGATACTATTGGAGCTAATGTTCAGCAAGTAGGTCGCCTCACTTCAACGTGGGCTGAATCGGGTACTGCTCCAAATGGGTATGCGGGTACTCGTGTCGACTGGTATACTACCACTACTGGTGCCTTTTTTGGTGTAAGCCTCCTTGAATATGCTCAATATTGGGCAGCAGGGAATACTAATTACGGTATAGGTATTGGGCCTACTACGGCTACGGTAGAACATTTCGTTGTTCGGGCTAGAGAAGATGCAAACGATCCTTACTTCTCTGTTACGTACAACACCCTGCCTACTCAACCAGGAGCCTTCACTTCTCCTGCTGCGGGTCAAGACTTCAACGCATCCTTAACTGCAACGCACGGAGCTTCTACAGATGCGAATGGCGATGCTATTAACTACAGCTTGAAGTATCTGATTGCTCCTTACACCGTGGAGCAGGATTTAGGCTTCGGTGGAAATGGAGTCCTTAGCCGTTCAGTTGACTGTTCTGGTTGGACGGCTGGTAGCTACAAACTGAGGGTGTATCCTAGTGATGGAACTGGGTTTGGTCCCTCTAGGGACTCCGATATCTTTACTGTCACTCACAATGTTGCTCCTGGTGTTCCTACAGCGGTGGGACGTGATCCTAGCAATGACAGTACAGATACCACTCCCCTCTTAACTGCAACCATCACAGATGCAAACTCTGGTCAGCAGATCAAGGCTCGGTTCCAGATTTATCAGAATGATGGAACTACTCTGGTAGGTACTGTTGATTCAGCCTTCCGCACAGGGAACGGTGTTGTTACTGCGGAGTACTCCTCTGCCCTTGCTGTAGGACAATACAAGGTTCAAGCGAAGACTATCGACGATACCGCTCTTGAATCTGCTTACTCGTCCCAGGTTCCTTTCCAAGTTACTTCTCTTGTAACCAAGGATTTGAGTCTCCTCTGGAACACTAAGCTCCTTGTTACTGATGACTTGACTATCTACTGGAACGTGGCTAGGAATGGGGAAAAGGACCTTACCCTTCTCTGGAACACTCTACTTGAAGTGCACAAGGACCTTGAGATTCTATGGAACGCACACCCCTATTGGGAGAATGTTCCTTACGAAGAGACTAGCCCAACTTGGGGAGAGGTAGCTCCATGAACTTAGGTCAGATTGTTAGCCGGGTCCAGACTCAGATTGGTGATCTTGCTGGTATCCTTATCACCCGAGAAGCTGTAGTCGATTGGGCGAATGAGGGACAGCTAGAGATTGTCCGAAGGACTGAGTGCATCACGAAGCATAAGCAGACGAACGTTATCTCAGAGGATGCTTCCTATGAGCTTCCTGCGGATTTCCTGTTTATGAAGAGGGTCACACTGGATGATACCAAGCTGGAAGAGACTGTTCTTGATGACTTAGATAATCTGAGTCGTGGGGTTGATTCCGTTGGGTCGAGTACTCCAAGTCACTTCTACGTGAGCGATAACGTCCTTTTCTTGTACCCTAAGCCTTCTACAGCGGGTACGGCTAACCTTGATATCTGGTACGTTCGTCAACCTACTGAGCTAGTGAACGATGAGGACACTCCTGACATTCCTGTGTGGATGCATAAGGAGATTGTCCAGTACTGCAAGATTCAAGCTCGGGAACTGGACGATGATCCTGAGAATCAGACTCGGGCTCAAAATCTCTTCGACTCCAACATTGGGGAGATTCAGTACGAGTTGAATTCCCAGCCTGTCAACAGCTATCCTGCTGTCCGTAGCCTCCCAGGGGATATGTACTGATGCCCGACAATTCAACAGTAATTCAGATCAAGGGCTTTAAGGGGCTGAACCTTAAGTCACACGCTGCTGCCCTTGAAGATACTGAACTTGTTGAGGCTTTAAATGTCAATGTTGGGGATTCAGGAGAGCTACAGAAGAGGACTGGGTTAGAGCGCCTCCATGCAGGAACTACTACTGGCAGCAATGCAGTAACCATCCTGGGGCACTTCCTCACTGACACTATTTCCCAGCTGATTGTAAAGGCAGGGAATAATGTCTATTACACCACAGACGGTGTAAATATGACCCTCATTGGTGCGTACTCAGATGCATCATGGGGAATTCAGTATGCGGGGAAGTTCTACATTCTCCGTACTGGTAATGTGATGGTTCAGTGGACGGGCTCTGCTGCTTCAAATATTGCTGGTTCTCCTTCTGGAAGCTTTGGGATCATCTACAAGGAGAGGATGTTTGTCCTCAACACTAATGCTGCTGGCACTTTATCTTCTCGCTTGTATTTTTCTAACGCTGGTGACGTTTCGGCAACCGGCTGGCCTGGGACGAACTTTTTTGATGTGGTGCCTGGTGACGGTGACTATCTCGTTGGTCTGGCTATTATTTCTGACCTTCTTCTCATCTTCAAGGGAAAGCAAACTCAGGCTCTATACGTCCAAGGACAGCTTACCGACTGGATCATCCGTTCCATCAATACCGAAGTAGGGTGCATCAGTAAGTATGCTCTCCGTCAGATTCAAGGGTACCTGTATGTGTCCTCATACCAGGGAATCTTCCGTACTGATGGGGCCATCTTCACTGACATTTCCCAAGAGATTTCAAGCTCCTTCCAAGATCGAGTCGTCAACCTTACTACCCTAAATGTTGATGCCTTCGGTGTGTGGGGGGATCAATTAGTCTGCCTTATTTCCCCTACTTCTGGAACCTACCTTTATTATGCCTACCACTATAGACTAGGTTCGTGGACAGAGTGGGAGTTCGCAAGCGGGCTGCTCCCTCAGACGTTCACGGAGGTACGGGCCACAGGGCTAGGCGTGGGCTTGTACGCAGGGGATAGGGGAGCCACCGGGTACCTCCTTCGATACGGTGCAGAGGTCTACACAGACGCCGGAGTTGAGTACTTAGTTTCTGTTAAGACCAAGGAGTTTGATCTTGACCTTTCCACTCGCTACAAGCGTGGAAAGTGGCTTGGTCTTGATACAGTGGGTGCCGCAGTAATTGATATTACCCACACTGTGGACCATGTGGATCAAGATGTAATCATCGTTACTTCCCAAGTAACACGAACAATTGCTAAGATTCTAGGTCCTGGGTACTTCCGAGCTTGGCAGGTTCAACTATCCTTTGAGAGTAGTAGTAGCATGACTATTCTTGGGATGAATCTCCACATGACCGGACACCGGACTCTCACAAAGGCGAATACCTAATGCCCTTCAACTATAGTGTCCCCTCTAGGGCTGAGATTCTAGAGCACGCCCAAGGAGATATCTACAGGTTAGAAGAGTGGTTTGATACCATCAACCTTCCTGTAGAAGCTCGTGAAGCTATCTACTCGGACCTAGAGTCTTATGCTTATGAGGAGGAGTAATGCCTTACGTTGAACTTCTCCCTCCTCCCCAAGACCCTGAGGCTCTTGTAGCTTATCTCCAAACGAATTTTCGTCGAATTCAAGACGCCCTAGCTAGAACTGTGGGTGTGGTTGATAACGATGATATCGAGATTACCGTAGATACAAGAGGTCTAGTCCTCACTGCTCCTAATGGGAGCAGGTACCGAGTTCAAGTTACAAATGCTGGTGCTTTGACACAAACACTGATATGAGGCTACTCTAGACGCATGGCCGACGAGGCTCTCCAACGTAGGCTTAAAGGACAACAAGACTCCCGTGGCCCTGTAGGCATTCTCTCCCGAGGGAAGAATGTTTATAATGGGACTTCTACTGCTGCCCATAGTGGAGGAGGCCAACAGTTTGGCCGTCCTCGTTTGGCACAAGCACAGACTGATAATGTTCAGCCTAACCTTAAGGAAGGAAATTCTTTCCAACAAGGTCCTGTGAACATGAACCCCAAACCCGTTAACTTGCTGAGTGCCATTCAGCGCAGACTCGGAGGCAGTAAAGGTGGCTATTGATCTTGAGAGCATCCTCCGTAGGTTGGAGACTAGGCAGCCCAATCTAGGAGTGAATACTAATCCTGCGGCGGGTGCAGGGTTAACGGGTATGAGTCCTTCTGGTGGGAGTTCTGGTGCTCCTAGTGGACTACAGACAGGGTACAACCCTGGGGGGAGTCTTGGTTTAGGGGGAGCCCCTTCTACTCGTCCTAACTATGGTTCGATAGATGATATGGGGTTCGATCAATACTATGAGCAGGGTATTGACTCGATCGGTCGGAGACTCGCAGAGGCTAGGAGTAAGTTTGACCTGGCTAATCAACGAGATGCTGAGGACTATGAGCGAGCAATTCGTGATTCAGAGCAACAACAGCAATTAGATGCTGGTGCTCTCCTTGATCGAATGGCTAATCAAGGTCTGCTTCGCTCGGGCATCAATGTCAAGGCTCAGACTGACCTTGGTGAATCGTACCAACGTCGTATGGCTGACTATGAGCGTGCTCGTAATGAGTCCCGTACTAGTCGAGAGTCCGAGTTTGCCAGCTTCCAACAAGCTCTGAACGATGAGAGGGCTGGATTACAGCAAGAGCGTGCTCGTCGTGAGGCTTTAGCTCAACAAGAGGCTGCTCGACTCCAAGCAGAACAAGCTCAGATGAATCAACTTGGTCAGTACCAACTTCCCACTGGTATGACTACAGATCAGTTCCGTGATCCTCGAAACACTGAACTTCAACAGGGCTACCCTCAAATCCTTAATCAAGGACCGGCTGGAGGAAATGCACCGGGAGCGGATAATACTACCCCTGGTGCTAGTGATGCTAACGCCGCTTGGGATCAGCCTCAGTCTGTGGATCATCAAGTGAAGAATTACCTGCAAGCTGTCTATGAGCAAGAGCAGCGTGCGGTGCAGAACTACTTAGAGGCTCTCTACAGGACAGGTCGCTAATGGCAGAGGCAGTAAAGAAGCCACCCCAAGAAGTCTTAGCTTCCCTCCTGTCGAGTGGGAATGCGGTTAACCCCAATGCTCAGTTAGATGTTGGGGCATGGACCCCTACGTACTCTCAAACTCCCGATCAGCAGGCTCAGAGCCGTGCGGACTTAGAGTATGGCTCTCAGATTCGTGCTCTCCAAGAGGCTTCTCGTCAAGCCGCTGAGTCTAATTCTCGTGCTCGTTCAATTGAACAAGGCTACGGCCGTGAGATTGATCCGAGGTTGAAGAATGTCTATGATGCACTCGGGACTTCGCTTACCCAAAGACGTGGCGAAACAAAGGCAAACTACGCAGGCGCTATTGGAAACATCCGAGGATTTTACGACGAGGCTGTCGGAGCTAATCAAGGAGTCAACACCGATATCCTCAATCGCATCATGCAAATGTCCTCCAACCTTGGATTAGGTGAGGCTGTTCCTGACTCTATTGGCAAGCTCATGGAGAACTATCAGTTTGAGCAGAACCAACTTAATCAAGGTAAGGCTGGACGCTCTGCAAACTTGGAGTCTCTGGCATCTGAAATCTATGGCTTGGACACTCGCCGTATTGGTGCTGCTGCTTCGGAAGGAGCCCAAGCTAGAGCTACTGCTCAACAACGTGTTCTTAAGACCCTTAGCGATCTTCTCTTCCAAGGTGAGCAAGAGCAAGGTGGCTTCCGTAGGGAAATTGCGGGCCTTGAAGGTGACAAGGGTAAGGCAATTGCTCAGTTAATTGCTGATATCACCGATCAGCGCAACAAGGAAGGCATTGACGCTCGCAGTAATGCTCTACAGGAAATGTTGCAGAGGGCTGGACTTGCAGAGTCGAACCGGAACTTTGAAGAGAACCGTCGTCAGTTCGATATTCAAGTTCGTGAGGGTCAAGCTGACCGTGCTGCTGCAAATGCTCGGGCTTCCCGAAGTGGTGGAGGTTCTAGTAACCCCTTAAATGACATGCTCAAGATGCTTCAGATCGAGAAGCATCAGCGTGACCTTGCTACGAAGGAATACAAGGGCATGGAAGGTCTGAACAAGTGGATGGATACTTCTAACCCCTACTGGACGAAGGCGGCGGGTAAGAACGCTGGTGTCCTCGCCCCTGTAGCCGGTCCTAAGTTCCGTGCTTCGATCCTTGATATCATTGATCGGGCTTCCAAGCTTGCACTTCCTAAGCGAGATTCCCTTGGTGGAACTGTTCGTGGAGCCACTGATCCGTTTGAGCGTGCGATGGGTCTTGCTGGAACTGACCAATATAACTTCCTGAATCCTCAAGCTGTCCGAGAGGCGCTTGAAATCTACTTCAAGGGACGTACTTACGGGCCGTGAGTAGTGATGCTGTCAGGGCAGAACTAGAAAAGCTTAAGAAGCAGAGGGCTTCCGGTAAGAAGAGGAAGCCTCAGTCTTTCACGCCCAAAAGTACTGTCGATGTTGAACGTCTTAAGCTTCAAAACCAACGACTTGATGCTAAGTTAGCTAAGGCTGGTGCAAAGCCGGGTAAAGGTGGTCCGTCCCTTCTTAACCGTGCTTTTGATGTTCTCAGCAGGGGCCAGTACGCCACAGCAGCCGCCGTCCAGGGGGCACTCGGTAAGGGTGGCAGGAGCGGCGTCGGAGGGAGCCTCATAGACGCCCTGACAGGGGCCAAGAAGGGTTTAGAAGGCAAAAGAAAAGTCTCATATTCAGATGTACTGGAAGAACACGGCGTTGAGAATAAGTGGGTACGTGGTGTCGGCGGTCTTGCAGGTGATATTCTTCTTGATCCTACTACTTATGTGGGTCCTGGAATTCTTAAGGGCGTGGCTAAGGGTGTTGGGGCAGGGAAGAAGGCATCTGTAGCAGCCAAGGCAATTCAGAAGGCAGAAGATGCTGGTGATCTAGCTAGGATTGCTGATGAGGCTCGCTTCTCTCTTCGTGCTGAAAGGCTTAAGGCAGGAGTTAAGGCTCCTACCGAGCGTGAACTTAAGAAGGTTGCCAAGGAGGCTGTAGAGGATACAAAGTCTCGTGTCGCAGCCTTAGCTACTCGGGGAATGCCGGATGAAGTTGCTGACAAGCTCCAAATCAAGTTCGCTGGTAAGCCGATCATTGAGAGTGAGCGAGCACTTAAGGCTCTGAGGTACCCCGGTAAGAAGTTGATGGAAACTGAAACCGGAGAGAATCTTGCCAACCTCTTTGTCAATCGGACTGGTCCCATCACGGAAATGCTTCGTCGTAACAACGGCCAAGCTATCTCCTTGTTCGATGAGTGGGCTGAGCGTCCCATCATTCAGACTGTAGATGGGAAGTCTCATAGCTGGAGAACTCTCCCCATCACTAGGAAGGAATCCGAAGCCTTCATTGATGCCTATGAGAGTGGACACATCGCTGAGTTCATTAAGCAGAATGGTGAGTTCAGTTCCAAGGGCATTGATTGGGAAGAGCTTGCTGACGTAGTTCGCAAGGACAACGACAGCCTCGGTACTCTGGATAAGGTAGAAGGCTTAATGAAGGAGGATGCTCCTCTCATTGAGAACTACCTGTATCACAAGTACAACGCTCCTGCTGAGAGACAAGCTGGCTTCAAGGCCAACCGTCGTCGTCTTGCTTCGGACATTCATAAGCCTGGTCAAGAGCGTAAGATTCCCACTATCAAGGAAGCGAGGGAGGCAGGCTTAAAGCCTGAGACAGACCTTCGTGTCATCATGATGAACCGGGGAGCTAAGACCCACTCCTCTACAGCCCGCAAGTACATCATCGACGATGCTGTAGAGCAGTTCGGTATCCGTGGTGCTTCCAAGGAGACTATTAAGTCTGCAAGGAAGCAGGGTCATGAGTTCGTGAAGCTCAAGAGCCATCTGACCAAGGGCATGAGTAAGGACGAGGCGGCTCGTTCTCTGCAATTCCTTGATGACGATGTGTACGTCACCAAGGAGATTGCTGACTATCTCGTTCGTGCTGAGCGTACCTTCCAATCTCCTGACGAGATTAAGAAGTTTGTTCAGATGTTCGATAATGTCACTCAGAAGTGGAAGGGTGCCGCTACCGTCTACAACCCTGGTCACCACATTAGGAACCTCTCTACAGATGTGTTCCTGGGATTCCTTGATGGAGTGAAGAATCCCAAGTGGTATGGCAGGGCCAGTAGAATCCTTTGGGAGCCTGGTTCCCTGGGTAAGTCTACCAAGATAGGCAAGCACACCTTTGAGAACAAGCAACTGATTGACTTGTTCAAGGAATCCGGCGCTGCTCCTAGCTGGATGATTACTGAGGTTGATGCAGGTAGTCGTGTCTTCAAGGGGAAGATTTCCCGAGGACTCCACAAGGTTTCCCAAGAACGTGAGGAGTTTGGACGCTTTGGTCACTGGCTCCATGCTTTCAATGAGGGTATGGTGGGGAAGAACGTCAACAACCTTCAAGAAGTCAAGAAAGCTGCTTACGATGCGGCTCAGCGAGTCCGTAAGTGGCACATTGACTACACTGATCTAACTCCTTTTGAGCGTAACGTGATGAAGAGGATCATTCCCTTCTATACGTGGATGCGTCACTCCACTCCGCTCATGGTAGAGGCTGCTCTCACCAAGCCTGGTAAGGTTGCTGCTGTTCCAAAGTCCATGAGTGCTATTCAACAACTCATGGGTGTTGATCCTGACGAACAACTCCCCCAAGACCTTATCCCTAAGTGGCTTCGACAAGCTGGTGGTTTGGAGATTGGTAAGTCGGGGGCAGGTAACCCGATGTTCCTTACTCCTTCTTTCTTCCCTGGGGCTGAAACTGCTCAGATGTTTGAGAGTGATCGAGTAGGTTTACTGAATAACCTCTCCGGCATCATGGGGAACTTTGCTGCTCAGACGAACCCTCTGATCCGTGCTCCCTTTGAGCTACAGACAGGAAGGACCCTGTATGGGCAGATGCCTATTGAGAGTACTCAGGACTATTTAGTCAATCAGATTCCTGCTGCTAGGAATCTCAACTACATGATGGCAACAAAGGATGACCCAGCGAAGAGTGATATGTACTCTCGACTCCTGAGATACTTCGGGGGTATCGGTGTTCAGGAAGTCACTCCTAATCGGATCAAGGGAGAATTGCGTAGACAAATGGACCCGAAAGAAGCCTTGCTCAAGTCAATTAAGGAACGACGCAAGCAGTGATTTATGGGGTCTTCCTCCTTATAGCCATTGAACTTTGGACAGGGATCTTTTGGAGGAACGTTGTCCTTATTCTCGCAGGAATTGCGAGTGTGATTACCAGTCTAGGAATCATCAACGCTAAGGTCATCGCTCCCCTAATTGCAAAGCCCCTCGCCAACGCCTTGAAGAAGGAACTCTCAGAGTTAATTGAGGTCACTATGTTGAGTGACCCTCTGATGGCTCAGTTTGGAGAGCACATCGAAGAGGTTGTTGCGAGAGAGTCTGCTACCATAGTGACTCAAATAGCCACTATGCAGGGTAATATGGAAGAATTACGATATAGGCTAGAGCAATTAGAGCACCTTCAACTCCGACTCCATGCCGAGAACAAAGGACATTTCCATGACTAAGAAGCAGGCAGAAGAAGCTCCCCCGAATCCTCGTGGGCTCTACACTTCTGAGTTCTTCCTTGCTGTAGCTGTTCTAGTTATCTCAGGGGCGATGGTTATTGTAGAAGGTAACCTCTCTGCTCAAGAGTGGCTTGATTTCGCTAAGTGGGTGGTTGGTGGGTACGCCGTGTCCCGAGGTCTTGCCAAGGTGACGCTCTAGTTATCCACATATCCACACCCCTTGACAGGGTGGTCTAGGGCAGGAGATACTTCGCACGCCGCAGTAGAAATTCCCTGTCCCTAACCCCGTACTGAGGGAGGCTTTGTGGAATTTGATTGGGGATCAACACCCAATTGCAGGGGAACTGACCCTGAAGTATTCTTCTCCTCAGAGAAGTACTCCGATACACGAAGAACAGCCCTTGCGTTATGCAAGGGCTGTCCCACAAAACGTTCCTGTTTGGAGTTTGCTCTAGACAATCATGAAGCAGGGATATGGGGAGGGACTACAGAAGAGGAAAGACGCATCATGCGTTTGTTCCGCCAAGCCCTGACTCCCATACCTTCTCGGCACCGTGACCTTTTGGACACCCCACCGCTGAGAGAGGGACAAACTGTTCAAGTGTCCATGAGCATTTCTTACAGCTCCACACTTCAACAACTCCCTGCCTCACCCACTCCTTCTTCTGAATTAAATCTATCAGAGCTTCGGGTACCTTGTACCCGAGGTCCTTCAAGAACTTGGAATCCTCCAAGAGTTGCCGTGACTTCGCCTTCACCATCGCTTAACCTGGCTGCTTTAGCTTGTTCTTGACAAGGTAGTAGTTGCCGTGGACAAGAGCGTCCATGTGGTGAAGGTTCTTCTTTCCCTTCTTGTACTCCATCCTCAGCCAAGCATACGCTACAGGCTTGATGGAAGGTTGCTGTAGGACAACAGCCGCTCCGATCATTCTGGCTCTGGCTTTAATCGCACCTATGACTTGAAGGGACTCCCCCTTATTCCAGCGATCAGTTCGATCAGTCTGGATAAGGAAGTCTTCAATCACGAAGAGGTCAGCTTGAAGTTCGTTGATCCAGTCTAAGACCTCTGCCTCCCAAGCCTTGGTACCAACATTAGTTACGTTGGTATCCTGGAAAACAGCAAACCCGGTAGTCTTACCTGGATCAAAGGAGATTAATTTCAATGGACCCCCTTGTCGTCGCCCTCTTAGTCTTGGCCGTTCTCGTCATCATCTTGGCTGCTCGCCGTTAAGCGTAGTACCAGATACTAGGGTTCTGCACGGACCCACCTGTAGTGTTAGGCCCCAGGTGGCGCACGTCAACGTGTAAGACCTTACCATCCCTCTTGCTGATCCCGATTCCAGAGAAGGCTCCGAAGTTCTTAACTGCACCAACAGTTAGACCAAGCTCCCGAGGGATATCAACAGCATTGCCATACAGGTGCTGTGAGTTAGGAACGGAGCCGATCTTCTTGTTGTAGGCGGGGTCACGATAGGCAGAGACAGGGGTGAACGGACCATACCGTTCCCGAACCTGAATCAAGCCTCGGATCAAGTGACGATTGACCTTGATCCAACCATTCCCCTTGGACTTAAACTCACGGAACTTGAAATGGGGGCCAGCAAAGCCTCCATAATAGAGGCATCCCTTTAGAGCGTTCTGTGTCTGTTCTCCTGCGTAGCCATCAATGAGAAGATTATACCAAGCAAACCCTCGCTGAAAGTCTGTAACTGCTTCGTGAGTCTTGGCCCCGAAGTCACCATCTGCAATGATAGGCCAGCCCAAATCAATGAGGGCTTGCTGTACTTCCTTAGTATTCACGTTGCTCCTAAGCGGTGAGAGTCGACCGGAAAATCTAGTACGAAGTCTTGGCCAGGCCATTCCATGACCTTAGTAATCTTTTCCACATAGTTATCCACATTATCCACAGGAACTTCAACCCAAATTGCGTCGTGAACCTGAGCAACCATTGGGCACTCAGGAACTTCCTCTTCTACAGCAAGCATTGTCTTCACCATGATGCGAGCTGCACCGCCCTGGCATACACTATTAAACGATTTATGGTGCTCGCTACTAAATCGGAAATGTCGTCGTCGTCCATCCCAATATCGGACGAACCCTCTACTGGCTGCACGTTCAGCTTCAACGATAACGTTTTGGAGTCGAGGATACGCACTTCTCCAACTACTGAGTACCTCCCTCGCTTCACTCTCAGTAAGCTTAACATTTACCAATCTCCAAAGCTGTTCTGCGAGTTTCCGGGGACCCGCCCCATACAGGATGGCGAAGTTAGTCTGCTTGGCTGTGTAACGATCTACCTTAAGAACATCTGCTGTGATCTGGTGAAAGTCCTTCCCCTCCCTGTAGCCGTCAATAATGACGGGCTCCTTGGCATAGCAAGCTGCGAGCCTAAATTCTACCTGGGAATAATCGAATTCCCATAGTTCGTATCCGTCATTAGCATGGAAGAGTGTCTTGATTAGGGCCTTAGAGACGCCCTCCTCCTGCTCCTCAACGGTCGTCCGTGGGACCTGCTGCATGTTGGGCTCGGAGCAGCTTAGGCGGGTCGTCACGGTGCCATGTTGCTTGAAAGTGGGACGAACTCGCTGGTCAGGACCACTAAACCGGAGGTAGGGCGAGAAATAGCTTGACAAAGCCTTCTGCCTGGACCGATACTCTAAAACAAGGTCAACGACCGGGTGGCTGTAGGCGTCTAACACCTCCTTCGCCATCATGGGTATGTGGTTGATCGAACGTCCGTCGGAAAGGAGGATCGGTGTCTTTAACTTACGAGCACTCATATGAGAAGGCAGGAGTCCAAGACCCTCTGGCTCCTTCTCATACAACTTACGAGCCAATTGACTTGGCTTGGCAGGATCAAATCCAAGCTTCGTTTGAATTTCTTGCATCCGTCGCTCAGCTTCAAGAGCGTACTGTTTGGTTCGTTCCAAATCCACACGGATGCCTGTTAATTCAATTCGAGCGAGGCAACGAGCGAACTTCATTTCTGTACCCATCAGATCAAGCATCTCTTGATCTTCCAACTGCTGCTTGAAGATCGGGTACAGGTTGTGAGTTAGCTCAGCGTCCACAATTGCATACTTGCCCATAACATCGGGGGGTACCTTTTCCCATCCCCCTAATGCATCGGCAAGCTTGGAGATACCGTCAACCTTCTGGCGTCCTAAGTGCTCCTTAGCACAGGCGTCAAGAGAGTTGGCGGTATTTTCATTTATCATCCATGATGCCAGCATGGTGTCAAAGACTTTCTCGATCGGAAGATCAAGTTCCTCCATCCAGAACTTCTTAATATCGTATTTGTAATTATGGAGGACAAAAGTCTTGTCTAGGCTAGACATTACGGGGGCTAGTTCACTGATCCACTCACTAGGGATGCTCTGAACAGAACTAAATAGGGATGGATCGTGTGTATGTCGAAAGGGGAAATAAAAGCCACGCCCGTCCAAGTAGGAGGGAGTTCGACTACAATAGGCAGCGACACCAATAATCCTACCTCCAAAACCGGCAGTTTCAGTGTCAAGGGCAATAGTATCAGCTGAAAGAAGTGTTCGTACTGCTTCGTCAAACTGTTCTCGTGTCTGGATGATCATAGTCCTTGCATCCCTTGGTCCTTGAAGGGAGTAACAACCTCAATTTCCTTCTGAATCTTTGGTTGCACTTCAATCTCCGCATGATCGGTCTTGGTGAATTGGAGGTTCTCCAGTCGCCTCACAAAGAAGGGCTGCTTGTCTCCTGAGAGTCGGATTTTGAGGGGGATGACTTGGAGGGTGTTTCCGGCTCCGAAGTCCCAAAGACAGGATACAGTAGTGGCCCTTGCAGTAATCCAGTGGCTTCCATATACATCACCCAGCTTGTTAGGCTTCTTGTTATCTCCACTCGGCTTACGGTGATGGTGAAGGAACCATGTGAAAACATCGAAGGTTTGTCGAAGATGGTCATTCCAGTCCATGATTGCCTTAGCAGGTGCCTCAGAAGAAAGCTCCCCTGCTACAGAGGAACCAAGGCTGTCAATCACTACTCCTTCAAGCTTGTTGTCCCCGATCCACTGTTCCACAATCTCTCGTCCAGAGGGGGTATCCATGTAAATGGGCTCACCTACAGCCTCCATGATGAGGTTCTCTTCCATCATATCAAGCTGATCCTTGTTCCAGCCTGTAGCTTGATTGCTAGAGAACACTTGGAGGTCAGGACCACCCATTTCTAGTGAGAGGAATCCCATTCTGATGGGTCGTTCAACTTTGCGACCGAGAAAGTCTGTGCCTGTCGCCAAGTGCATTGCCATATCGAGAGAGAACTGAGTCTTGCCGACCCCTGAGAGTCCAGTAAGTAGACCGTACCCATTCTTCTGAATCCATCCTTCAAGTAACCACTCAAAGTTGTACTCCGTCTGGAGAAATGAAACGAACCCAATACCCTTTAAGAGAGAATCTCCCGAAGCGGTGCCGGTCGTGTCAAAGTGTGCTCCCTTATAGGGGTACTTCTTCCTCGCTACAGAAACAATCTCGCTAAGGCGAACGTACTGGTCTTGGCGATTCTTGAACTTACCCCAACGGTTGTCTGCATTCAGCAGGACAGAGAAAATCTCTTGATCGTTCATCCCCATTTCTGCAAGGTAGTAGCCCAAGGCCATTTCGCCTTCGGACCTCTGACCTTCGGGGACACCGTTCTTAAAGAGGTTCCAAGCTACGCTTCCAAACTGGTACTTTGCAATAACGTCTGTGGCTTCTGGGATTGAAGTCGGTACAGGTACAGCAATTGTAGGCGGAGGCTCCGGTAAAGACGAGAAGTCTCCGACTCCAACCAACTTTCCCGTTGGAGGCTCCTGTAAAGTGACAGGACGCTTTCGCTTGTGATTAAAGGTGCTTGGGGGACGGAGGATTTGATTGGCGTCCCATCCCGATGAATCAGCCCCGAGTAGGTGAGTGAGTCCTCGATTAACTCGTTCAATTGTTTCGGCGTCAACGAGAGTGTCTGTTTGCCAGTACCAGTGAGAGTGGTCTTCTGTTGAAGACTGGACTCTAAGTGTCGGTCCAGGGATTGAGTCAATTCCCTCAGGTGCTTTTCCGTCAAGTTCAACCCAGAAGACTCTTGCACCCTTTACATGCTCCTTCTTTGCAGACTTCTCAGTGAAGAGGGCGGGGCTGTAGTAGACCTCATGCTCATTCCTCTTCTCTAGGATGAACTCAATCTGCTGCTCCCTCTCTACAGGCCACTCAAAGAAGAACTGAGAGAAAGCATGGTGCTCCGCATCGGGAGACTTAAGAGCTACATAGGAAAAGCCCTCTTCTTCCCTGTAGATGCTGTCGAGGAACAAGCGGACTTCTTCATAATCCCCTTGTAGTTGCGTGTTTGCCAAGATCATGGTCCCCTGCGAGTCGAGTCGTTACGCTAAACAGGACTGTAGCCTATTGACTACAGCCCTGTCCAGCGAACTTAAAAGATCAGAGCGGCTTGTATTCGGGATGCCCAACCTCGCCAGGGTTAGACATTGAAGAAGCATCCACACCGGAGTACTCGCCATCATCCGGCATGAAGTCACTGATCTTGTTAATCAGAACACCCTGAGCCGCCTTGTTGGAATCGTAGTGCGGCTCCACCGTGACAATGCCGATGACCTTTAAGCCATAGGCATTCTTGATATCCTCGGCGGTGAGCTTCCGATCCTCCCAGGGCTCCTGAAAGATCGCTTCCAGAGAAGGAACAGTCTTCCAGAGGTTAGTGGCCTTAAGAACATGCCAGTGACGAAGCTTGGCCTTCTCAAAGCCGGGCTCCAAGATCCCGAAGTCCATGACCCAGTTCTTACCGTCCTTGGCCTTGTTGTCCTCGACCTTGGACATAACAACCTGCATGTGGTACTTACCCTCAGGAATAACGAAGGTGTTAGCACCATCCGCAAGGGCCTTCTTCGACTCTTCACTACCAAAATCAAAAATCGTTCCGTCAGACATTACTTTCCTCTCTTGTTTTGTTTAGATACGAATCCACTTTGGATGTATCCTCATTTATTCGCCCTAAGAAACTATTACAGGGAGCACAGAGTAACCCTCTAATTTTTCCTGTGTCATGGTCATGATCTACATGGAGTCGATTGTTCTTAGGGGGATTAGAGCAGATAGCACAGACTCCCTTCTGCTCTTCAAACATTCTTTCGTACTCTTCAAGAGTTAAATTGAATTTCTCTTGAAGTCTCCAGTTCGTTAGATAGTCCAACCTCTCTGGGCTCTTATGCTCTCTATGGTACTTTTTGTGATACTCTCTATCACAATCTTTACACCAAGAATAAAGTCCATCCCCACTTTTCCTACTTGGACGGAAGTTGTACGGACTCTGCCTCTTCTTGCACCGGGAGCACACTTTCATTCGATCCCCCCTTCAACAGTACGCTAAAGGTAGGATCAACAAGAACAGGAGGCAGCCCTCCAATACGATTCTTTGCCTTGACTCGTGTTCCAGGAGAGAGTTGAATACGTCGAACTGTCTTCCCTTCTCCATTAGTCTCACTTGTTAAGTAGCAGTACACGTCCATCACTTCTTCAAATGTTTCCGTAAGCTTGGGAGTAAGGGACGGACGAAGAAGAAGCTGACCAGTGTACTCATCCTTGGCCTCAGTTGTGTGAGTAAGAACCACAATGTGGAACTTGTCAAGCTCACAGAAATTGATGATGAGCCGTCGGAGAAGTTGAGTGTTGGCCTTGTAGTCCCCCTGAGTTGCAAGGTAGGGGTTCTTGTTGTGGTCCTTCTTGTTACCCTCCAGAAGAATCTCATCCAGATGCTTCTTCTGTAGGGCAGAGAAGGTATCGAACACGATCGTCTGTCTGTCTGCTCCAATAGAGCCATCCTTGATAGCCCAAAACAGGTCCTCTAACTCCTTCATGGAAGCGAGGGGGAAACGCTGTACGTCCTTGGCAATCTCAGGATGGTTCTTAAGAGAACGCATCCCTCGCTCAACGTCGATGAACAGAGGCTTAGGAGCGGAGGCAGCAAAGACAGTCTTACCTACACCTGGGTCCCCATACACAAGGACCTTCATCGGTCCAGGGTCATCCTCGAAATCTACAAGCTTGTCTGCTAAGTTCATGCCTTTACCCTATCGCTAGTCCATCGGACAGTGTGATCGGTCCACTTCTCTACAGCCTTACCTGAGATATTGCCTTCCTTCCAGTTATCCTCCTTCTTGTAATGGCCGTGCTCTACGTTCTCAAAGAACGCAGAAGAGCCATCATCAAAATGAAGAATCACTGAACGAATCTCCCTCCGGGGCAATGAATTCCTCCTTGTTCTCTTGACCCTTAAGCTTGAAGCCCGCAGGCAAGAGTTCTTCGATCTTCATACCCTTAAGAGATAGATGGCAAGGGTCGAAGAATTGGCAACGTGAACAATCCTTAGAAAGCGACCGACGGACGTTATCACGGTTGTCAAGGATATCGTCGGCTGCCTTCCCGAATTCAAGAAGGATGTTGTCAACCTCAATCTCCGTCCTGTAGGTACGAGCACGACGAAACAGCTTCTCAGGGCTGACTTCATTGCGCTTCTTGTACTCATAGGTGTTGAGGAAGTTGAACTCACAACCGAAGATATTATAGCCGTGACGATTCATAAGGCCCATATAAGTGGGAAGCTGACTGTCCATGACGATCTCATTTTCAGTCCAGAACTTCGCACTACCGGAAGTCTTATGGTCAACCAGCCAGAGCTTACCGTTGACCTTCTTCACGAGGTCAACGAATCCATGAAGGGTAACGATACGCCCCTTAGGAGTCTCAACGTCGATAGTGAACTCCTTTTCGACCTCCAAGACTTCAATGTCCCGATCCTCATAGGGAGCGTAGTCATTGAAGTACCGGCCCATGAGCCAGGAGATTTGATCGACGAGTTCGTAATCGAGGTTGGAAGAAAGAGCATTCTGGACCCACTTCTTCAAAGCGTCAGGGTCACCCTTGTAATGCTCAGCCAAGATATCGTGGATTTCACCCCCACGCTGGAAGTACTTCTCCTTGTCCTTCTTCGTCCATCCTTGGACATAGGACAAGTGGTAAGCCATTCTACACTTGTTCCACACTCCAAGCTGCGAGTGTGAGAGAGTTAGCTCGGATTCACTCATTCTCAGAAGCCTTCTTTGCTTCCCGCCAAGCCCTCTGCTGCCGACGAGTAAACTCCCGCATCGTTTCTCCCTCTGATGTTTCAGCATCGTGCCTCATAGCTGCGAGTTCAACTAGGCACATAGACGAACAAAGGTCGAATCCCTCTGAGTCTTCAACGACCCTCAGACGGACCCAACCTTTAGGAAAGGACTCAGTACCGACCGCTTCAAACTTCGAGCAGTAATCACAGGTGAAACCATTTGCCTTTGCCACAATAACTCCTTTGGTTTAGTGGCTTCTAGTTGTATAGTTAGGTAGGTGGTAGACCCAGCCAAAGAGTAGGCTCGCAATTCCTACAGGTTCTCGGCGCCTCCATCATCCACGCTGTTCGCACTAATGTCTTGGCACATTAGCTGACAGTCTGCCTACCTAACAGTGGTGGATGCTACCTCCCTCTAGGGAGCCGGTTTAGTCTCTTACTCTTTGTCTACTCTAGGTAGCTTAAGAGCAGGTTACCCTTCCCTTTATCTCATCCAGTGGAGCTAGTAGGGATTGAACCTACCACTAACATCGTGGACCACCACGTAAATTCTCGAATCGAACGAGACAGGCTAGCCGACCATTCTGTAGCCCCAGGTTGAGCATTCACTCAACACAACACTCAAACTCGGAAGCTACCACACTTCCTAACCTATCCCCAGGTGGTAGGTTTTTCTGAGGAACTCAGGGTCCGGTTGTTCGGTAAACCCTCGGCTTTGAGTGTTGTGTTGAATGTAGGAACAACTGCGGCGGGGAGCTTGATTGTTCCTACACCCAACCTTTGGTACTGCCCCACCCCCTGTCTAGGAATAGTTTAGCAGTACCTCAGACTTTCAGACAGAAAGAAGCTCTGCAACTTCCTTCATATCCGACACAAGCCCATGCTCAACATCGTTGAGGTCAAGACCCTCAACGAGAGCATCGAACTGCTCCTTCATGCGAGCCTCATAAGACCTGTAGACGGTCTCACGAAGAATGCGACGACCGCTCGACTCATTAGCCTCAGCATAGAGTCCAGCCTTAAGGATAGCTTCCTTAAGCTTCTCAGTGGCTTCAACATCAGTACCACGGAGCTTGTCCCAGACACTAATGAACTGAGCAACAGTCTCCTGGCTAACACCGAAGGTCTGAGCAGCAGCCTGGTAGGAACGAACACCGTCGGTACCAACTTCGATACCACCAGCATTGAAGGCGCAGTTATCCCAAGTACCACGCTTGATGATTCCCTTGTTAGCAGCAGCATACATAGCCTGCTTCGTCTTAGGATTCAGCTTAGCAACCGCTGCATCCAAAGAAGTTACAACGGGAGCACCAAACTCTCCTGCTCCCCACTTCCTACTCTGCCAAGAACCCACGATGACTCCTCTGTTCGTTGGTGGGCGGTCCCTGCAAGGTACACTAATCCTACAGGGCTGTCAAGCGGTATTTAGTCCTTGCACCCCTAAAGGGTAGGTCCCATATTGGAACCTACCCTTTCAGGAGCTGCATGTTGTGAGTTAGAGGTTACTCAGTCTCGTCCTCATCCTCATCATCAACGTCATCGTCAGTGGAAGCAAGCTTCACACCGGAAACCTTGTGGCCGTTGATGGTGACCTCAAACTTGTCACCGGGATCAGCAGCACTCTTGGCCTTCGCACCCTCTTCAACCGGAAGAGCCTTAAGAGCCTCATCAAGAGCCTTACGGAAGGGACGAGCACCCTCAAAGCCACCAACAATCTCAGCAAGACCAGCCATGCTGTTCTTATCGGGAGCAACCTGAGTGCCATCGACACTGAACACCATCGTGGAAAGAGCACGCGGTCCACGAGTAGTACCCTTGATCGCACCCTTCTTCTTCTCAGGAGAAGCGATGGCGTCAATCTCAGCCTCGATATCCGGCCGCATCATGACGAGGATGTTCTTAACAGCGTTGAACTGGTCAACGAGGTTGTTGTACTGAACACGAAGGTTCTGAGCCTCTTCCAGAGAAACAGTCTCGGCGTTCTCATCCTTCTCAGGAACAGAAGCCTCCAGAAGCTTCTCAGACTCCTCCTTCCAAGCATTCTCCTTGGAAGCATTGAGAGCCTTGGTGATACCGAAGTACACACCAGCACGGAAGGTGGGGTCAGCATCAGTGATCTTGTCACTGATCTGAGCAAGAACGCCGGAGACAAACTCCTCGGCACTCTTAACCCACTCATTACGAAGCTTGGTCTTACCAGGAGCCTCGCCACCAGCAAGCTCAAGCTGAACATCAATGTCAGCAAGCTGCTCGTTGATCTGGCGCAGAAGCTCGGGGGAAATGCTGAGGTCCATCGTATCGGTCATTGCTTTACTCCTATGTAGGTTAGCGCCGTGTCCGGCGGGTCATGGGTCAAGCTACAGTAATGCTACGAGGTTGTCAAGGGGTTTTTCGGAAGAGATTGGTGATGGTGCGACCGAAACCTCAATGACGTAGCCGGGATGCCAGGAAGGACATTGCTTCGCTGCCCATTTCCAGCCTCGATACGGAGCCTCTAGGCCCACAAGAGGCGCACAC